GAATTAAGACTGGCTGCAGAACGTGTGCCTGATAGTTTAACGAAAAAATTAATGGAATTAAAACAGGCAAAAGAAGAAGCTTTTAAAAAGAAATATGGCGATAAAACAGTAAAAGAAGCAACTGATACGGTAGTCAAAAACATAAAAGAAAAAGTCAAAGTGCCAGATCGATACGATTGGGGTAAATTTATAAATTCAATTCAATGTTAATATGGCATGGTGCTTAAGTCGAAAATTAGTTGATGATTTTAAGAAAGCCTTAAGAAATGGTGAAATTGATCCTTTTAAATTGGCTACTATGGAAAGTCTTGAGAGAAGGACTTTTTTAGAAAAATATGTCGGTAAAGAAAATGCAGTTCAAACTAACTCTTTATTTGAAAGTAAACTTCTTCTTAAAAACCAAAAGGCAGGATATATTTCATGGGCTAAAAAGGTCGCCGGATTGACAACTGAAGCAAAACGAGATTTAATTTCAAGAATTGAACGGTTGGACACGGTACTTAACCCAAAAGAAGAACAGGCTTTTCTAAATGATTTAGCTTCTTCACGACTTGGAGTTGAAGTTACGAGAGTTGAGGCAAAAACAATTAGCGATTTATCACAAAAAGTACAAGAAGCAAAAACAATCTGGGATACTAAGTATAAGAAAGAAATAAAAAATGATCCAAGTTATAATTGGAGAGATGCTCCTGAACGGTTAAATTGGGGAGCAACTAAGGGTGCATTAGGAAAATACATAGCTGATTTAAAAACTAATGCAGGGAAAATAGGATTATTAGAAAGAGGTAATCCTAAGAATTATTTAAATGATATTTCCGAGATTTCAGGTATAGCAAAATCAACTAAAGCCTCATTGGATGTTTCGTATATATTTAGACAAGGTTGGAAAACCATGTTTACACACCCGGGACAATGGTTATTAAATTCAGCAAGAGGTTTTAAGGATTTTGTAAATACATTAAAGAATAGAGATCAGGTATTAGAAGGAGTGATGGCAGATATTAATTCACGACCTTATTATGATGAGATGGTGAAAGCTAAATTAGCAATAGGAACGATAGAGGAGGCTTTCCCAACTAAAATTCAAGAAAGAATACCAGTATTAGGTAGATTTTTCCAAGCATCCGATACTGCATTTACGGCTTTTGCATACCGACAAAGAGCAGATATTTTTGAATCCTACCTTGATATAGCTAAAAAATCTGGTCTTGATATAAGCGATCCAAAACAACTAATAGGAATAGGAAAAATTGTTAATTCTCTGACAGGAAGAGGTGATTTAGGAAGATTAGAGCCGGCTGCCAATACTATAAATAATGTATTCTTTTCTCCGAGATTTCTTAAAAGCAATATAGATATACTTACGGCTCACGCTTTTGATAAGGGAATTACTCCATTTGCAAGAAAGATGGCTTTAATAAATACGGCCAAAGTCATTACAGGAACAGCTGCCGTTTTATTAATTGCTCGTTCCATAAATAAAAATAGTGTAGAAACCGATCCTACAAGTTCAGATTTTGGAAAGATTAAAATAGGGAATACTCGGTTTGACGTATCGGGAGGTACAGCCTCAATTTTAACACTTGCCATGAGAGAACTTACTCAAAGTTCAAAAAGTAGTACGACTGGGAAAGTATCAATGCTTAATTCTGGAGTTTACGGATCACAAACTGGATCAGATGTTGTTGTTAATTTCTTCCAGAATAAATTATCACCATCAGCAAGTATAATAAAAGATTTATTAAATCAAAAGGACTTTAATGGAAATAAACCTACAGTGTTAGGAGAATTAAACAATCTTTTAATGCCTCTACCTATTACTACTTATGCAGAATTAAAAAATGATCCGAAATCAGCACCAATTCTTTTAGGTATGTTAGCTGATATTGCGGGGATATCAACAAATACTTATGGAAAATCAACTACCGATTGGACAAAAAGTACAAGTAAAGAGATTATCCAATTTACAGAAAAATATGGAGTAAATAAATTAAAAGAAGCGAATACAAAATATAATACTAAATTTGATGAATGGTCACAAAAAATATATAGAAATACTACTTATCAGAATATGTCAGATGAAGATAAACAAAAAGTAATAGATCAGGCAAAAGCAAAAATAAAAGCAGATATATTTAAACAATATAGATTTAAAGTTAAAACAGTAAAACAAACTCCGTCACAAAAAAGAACAATTAAAAGACTTTTGCCTTAATTTCTTGGCTCCCAACATTGTTCATCTCCCCATTTATCCAGACGGCATCTATTTTGTGTTTTAATATGACCTGAAAGCACTCCTATCATAAATAAGAGATAAAGTATTGCTATAATCCAAAGAAATATTTTAATATATTTCATTTATTTTATATTAACTAAAAGAGATTCCGGTTTCATACCATTTTGAACAAGACGGGAACGATAGAAATTATTTAATCTTTTTTGTTGATACCGATATTTATTAGAAGCATCATATTCACATTTCTTTCTTATTTCACTCGGTCTTATTTGAAACCAATAAAAGAGTAAATATATTGAAATTATACCTAAGATTAAAAGAAGTGCTTTTTTCATTGTATCACCGTCCTTTCGGCTTATTCTATCACTCTATACTAAAAAAAGCAAATTGTCAACAATATTAGAGAGATTTCCAGAGAAGATTCCCTCTTCCGTAGGTTTCTCCCATGCTTTTAGACATAAGAATAGCATAGAATCGATTGAAAATGATTCATTCCTACGGAAGCTAACGGATATCCGGTTAGCTTAGGGAGTCTGACTTATGATTTCCGTCGTGAGTTCCCTGCACTGTCTTGTTTTATATCCCGCTCCTCAGTCTGCTTTCCCTGCGGTATAAACAAAAAAAACGCTTAATTGTAACCGCAGTCCGTATCGTGCCGGATACGGCTACAATCAAACGTTTTTATTCTTGCACGATCAAGTATCCATATTATCCCGATGAAAAATATCTAGTGTCAAGTCTATTTTTATTTGCCTTAAACTAGAAACGATCTTTAGTATTACTACATGACTTTTACAGAGTTTTTCAATAAGTGGAATGGTAAGAAGGTTGAAGTAACTGATCCTACAAATCTTTACCAATGTTTCGACCTCGTTCTCCAATGGTGTATTGAGATCGGGATACCTAAAACCATCTTCCCCTTTAATTTTGCTTACCAGATTTATACCAATTACAGCCCAACTCAAGCCCAATATTTTGATAGGTATTTCAACGATCCCAATGGTATTCCAAGAGAAGGCGATATTATGGTTTGGTCTTACTATTATAACTATGCCGGAGGACATACCGCTATCTGTAAATCAGGATCACTTTATACTTTTGAAGCCTTCTCACAAAATGATCCTTTCGCCTCACCCTCTATTTTAAAAACCTATAACTATTCCAATGTTTTAGGGTGGTTAAGACCTAAGAATTACAATTTACCTTTAACATCAGATCAGCTTATCGCAACAATTAAAAATAAAATAATTACGAATATATCTGATACTGACTATAGATTATGGGAGAGAAAGCTATTAGGAGTGGGATAACAGCCAAATGGATACGTTTTAGCACTTACATATTAAAAGTGCTAGAGGATATTGAACGCATACTTAGAAATTGGCAAAGATTACATAATGGATAATATAGAAAATTTAGCTCAATTAGGAGGACAAGTGGTTATCGTATTTGCTTTTTTGTACTACCTGTCAAAGCAAAACCATGAATTTAATACTACCATTCAAAATCACCTCGAACACTCTAACCGTGTAATTGAAAAGAACAGTGATGTCATGACTAAGATTGCAACAACTTTAGAGCAGTTATGTCTGCTGATAAGAAAAAACAATAAAGGAGAGAAGGGTAAAAGAGGTCAAAGAGGCATACAAGGAAAATGTGGATAAATTAACTTAAATAATATGTTTGGCGGATATTTATGAAGTTTAAAGAAGTGATGGATTATTTTCGTTTCTCTAGGAGTACCGTTTTAAGACGGATTAGAAGTGGGGAATTAAAAGCCGAAAAGAGAAATAGAAAATGGGTATTTAAAAAACCGAGTATAAACAAATTTATTAACAATTTAGCAGAAAGGTAAAACTATATAGTTTGACTCGCTCCATCGCTCACGAGCGAAAGCGAACTTAACTTTGACAATTAGAGTTTGGTGTTTTTTTCTTATAAGAACCGCAAGGGGAGTTACTGTAAGGTCGTGACTTGCCTTTATGGATAGTACTAAACTGTTGCGACTTCGCAACCCCATTCGCATACGCTCATAGATTATAAGACTTTTAGTTGTAATGCAAGATGCATCCCTATATCAAACTATATCAGGGTTGTTTTTAAGATTAAATATGTTCGGAAAACTTTACTCATCAACCGAAGTTTGTGAATATTTAGGTACTAACCACAAGTGGTTATGGAGCATGCATGAAAAACTTAAAATGGGTAAGAATGGTTATAAGGGTGGACAAATCTTTTACACAATGTCAGAAATTAACAAATTAAAGGAGATGATGATAAATGGACAACTTCAAAAGCACTAAATTTGCTCTAACGGTATTGGTTCTACTTTTATCTTATGTATTGGTTTTTGTAGGCAAACTTGATGCTAAGACTTGGTTTGAATTTGCAACTATCGGACTTGGTCTTTATTCGGGGGCTAATGTATTACAAAAATTTGCTAATCCAACATGAGCGAACGACAAGGCCTTTATTATCCTGACGGGAGCTTTCACAAAGTAACTCCCAAAACCTTTGTACCTCCTGTCGAACCTCCTAAATCATTTGACGAATACTTGGGCATCTACAAACAATTCTCGGAAGTCAGGAAAGCGTCAGAGATTTGGAAGGATGAGGTGGATATCAGGGTTCAGACTAATGGCTTGCCTTTCTTTTTAATGCCTTTTTCCGATCTTCATTTAGGATCAGAGAATACCGACTATACTGCTTTTAAAAAGTACTTGGATTATCTTAAAGATTATCCTGTATCAACGCTCTTGATTGGCGACCTGATTGATAACTTTGGCCCCACTTGGATACCCGCAGGGATGATGGATGATGTCGTTCCCCCTGAAATGCAACACCGATCATTAAGGGCTTTCTTCAAGGAATACCATGACAAGATTTTAGCCAATTATTCAGGCAACCATGATGCGGCAACTTGGCGGTCATCTGGGGCTGAAATATTTGATTGGATTAACGAGGATCAGGGAGTACCGCTTCTTCATGGAGGAGGAGTGATAAACCTGACGGTAGATGAGGAGAAGTATAAAATCTTAGGCTTCCATAGGATAGTTTTGTTTCACTCTAACATGAACGCCACCCATAGCGGAAAAAAGGCTATTGAGATGTATAAGGAGGCTGATGTAGTGGTTAGCGGACACCACCATCGGGGGGCGGTAGAGAAAACAACCCATAGGAATAATGCCAAGCCAATGATAGTATCCTGCGGGACATTTAAGACCGAGGACGCTTTCCTAAAAGATAGTGGCAGAATTACCCCTTTTGACATCTTCTATCCAACCCTGATGTTCTTCCCCCAAAGGCACAATGTTGAAGTAGTAGAGGATATAGATACCGCTAAAGAGATGATTGATGCTATTTACCAGTTTCACAAACATCAGGCAGTTTCAATGCTTGGAATGAATGGAAATCCTAAGTTACAGACCAGAACCTAAACCAAAGCCACCACCAGTTTCAAGACCAATAAAACCTGAAGTGAATTGGAGAATTAAACATAGCGGAGTGGGAGATAGGGTAAAACATAGACCGAAGTAGTTATTTATATTCTGGTCTTTTTTGTCTTTTACCAAGCCAAATAACAAATTCAGCAAATAATATTAACGCTTTACCTCTTTCTTTACACTTACCCTTTGGAAACCATATATCTAGTAGTTCTTCTAATTTATCTCTTTCTGGGAATGAATAGATTGTCATATTATTTCTCCTCAATCATCTTTTTAATTTTATCTATGGCTTCGTTAAACCCATAAGCATACCTTCTATCATCAGCATCATATATCTTAGATTTGTATATTCCCTTCTTATTTGGCATCTTCTTCAACATTGTATTTTTGAAAAGAGAGAGGAGTTTATCGGTAGCATCGGGAAAAGCGTATAAATGCTTATTCTTATTATGAACAGCCTCTTTTATAAATTCCATTAATATCTTCAGTATTTTACTTTTTAGATTTTTCATACCTTCCTTTCTTTATCATTTTTTTATAAAAATCTTCTGCTTGACTGATAAAAGGTTTTAAAAATGGTAAATCCTTCTCTATCTTCTTCTCTTTCCCTATTGGTTTAGGATTCATATTTTTTGTTTTTCTAAAAATCTTTCAATAATATCTAAAGTTTTTGCTCTCATTTCTATACCTGTGCAATCCTTATATACCCATATTTTTCCATTTTCTTTGTTTTTATCCCAATCATAAATTACACCAATCCAAAACCAGTTATGCATTTTTTTATATAATCTATCTAATAAAGGTTTTCCTATCTTCTCTTTCTCTCTTTGTGGTTTAGGATTCATAAGTTAAAATAAAACTTGTTGAGCTAATCTTTTGTTGGCGATTTTAATGTATTTAGGGTCTATTTCAATTCCAATATAATTTCGCTGAAGTTCTTTACAAGCTACTGCTGTTGTTCCACTTCCTAAAAATGTATCTAATACTAAATCTCCTTTTTTTGTGCTATTTTCAAGCATTTTTTTTATAAGATTAACTGGCTTTTCTGCTGGGTGGTTTTTTTCTTGTGTAAAATTAACTGGTGGTATTCTCCAAACATCTCTATTATCTTTTGAAGGTTCAAATTTTCTTTTTAATCCATCAATTTTATTTCCGTATAAAATAAATTCGTGTGAAAAACGGTAATGGCTTCCTGCTTTTATCCATTCATAATCCCAAACAATACAATTTTTTACTGATAAATATTCGGTAGCTATCGGATATAAAAAAGGATAAGTTCTCCAATCTGTATTTATATACCAATCTGCTTCATCTTTTATAATTCTTTTAACTTCGGAAAACCAAATACTAAAAAAAGGTCTGATTAAATTATTATCAAGCCAACTTCCTTTATTGCCTGTACTTGTTGTTCCAATAGAAAAAGGCGGGTCGGTTATTAAACAATCAATACTATTACTTTCAATTTTCTTCATCACCTCTAAACAATCTCCTTGAATAATTGTGTTTAATTCTATCTTCTCTTTCCCTATTGGTTTAGTCATTTTGATTTAACTTTAATTTTTAACACTTCTAATTTTTCTTCATCTAAAAAATAAGCATATTCTATCGGAACTGAAGTATATGATAACCCAATAGGATATTCATATTGTGTTTGTAAAAATCTTAAATTCTTCTTATCTATTGGTCTATTCATTTTGGGTTACTCCGTTAATAAATTTATAAAGGACTATTTTCAATCCTCAACCATCTTATTTAATTGTGAAAAAATTTCGAGTCCTCCTGTGAGATAGCCTTCTAATGCTCTTAACTTAAATATAACATTAACGCCCTGATCTTTTTCTTCTGATAGTTTTTGTATTTCTTTAATCATTTCAATCGCTCTTTTTAAAAATGCTTGTTGATACTCATTTTCTGTCATATTATAAGTCTTAATTTAAAATTAATAATTCATCCTGTAATTATTCAATCACCACTAATACATTCTTCCCATTTAACCTTTTATCAGTCCAACCAAATATCTTATTTTTGGTTTTCTTATAGCCCTGCTTTGGAAAATAGACCTTCTTGTGAATTTTCTTTTTCATATTAGCGTATTAGAACAAATTTATAATCAGGGTATAACGCTTGAGCCAATCTCCATTTTAATTTACTTATCGGTGTGAAATAGCCCTTAGTTTCATGAATTTCAGCATTATCTTGTCCAGCTTTTACAACAACAAAATCAGCAATATAATTACAAATATGTTTTCCATTAACATCTAATCTCAAGACATACTGTGGTTGCCAATCCATAATTTCACTATTGTTTTTCATATCATCTAAAATCATGGCATATTCCGCTTCGAAACGTGAATGGTATAACCTTCCTTTATACTGGCTGGGTGTGTTATGATATTTACTTCCCCACTTAATATATGAAGGAACTCTACCTACTTGCTTTCTTTTTGAAAATATTGGATTCGAGTTTTCCCTAGCGTATTGTTTAGCTAGAGCTTTAAGTGTCGGATTACTTCGTACCCTATGAAATTTAACATTTAAACGCCTCTTCTTGAGGTTTTTATTCTTTTTACGAGTTACGGTACCTCTTTTTAATTCCGAGGCTACTTTTATGAACCTAAAAGTATCGCTAATTTTGTTTATTGTTGCACTCATACAAACAAAGGCATTTCAGCCTCTTTGTTTAAATCCTTGAAATAACTTCTAATGCTAGGATTTTTCTTGTATACAAAGCGTGTCGTTCCATTTTTCAGCTTCTCGTTTATTATGTGTTCCTCTGACGAACAACGATTGCCGGATTTACATTCACAGCCAAACATTTCTCTTAATCCGTTAATTCTGGCGTTATATTGAAAAATTTTTAAATCCATAATAAAGAAAGTCGGATGTAATCCTTCTGGATGATTTTTCAAAGCTGATAAGATTTTGTGTTCTTGGGATTTAGTCATATCGAAATAAAATGCTGGTAATACATGCAATTCACTAATCCTTTTTTGCCTAAGTTATATTCACATAAACAGTCATAAAGTGGTCTTTTATCTAGTCTTTTAGCAAACCACTTTGAAATTGTGAGTTTTGCTTCTTCTTCTGTCTTAAAACAGAATGTAGGAGTGGGTAGGTAGCCATATTTGTTTGTGCCGCCCTGTCTTAGACAATAACCGTGTAGCCCGACTTCCTTACCATCACCAGACTCAAGAACAGCTACCCTATTGACAATTTCTTTTAACGTATAACCTTCAAATGTCTTTGATCCGCCAGAGCCAGTAGTCTTAAGTGCTTGTTTTGGAGGTGAGATTGAAGGCTCTTTTAGGACTAATTTATAGGCTTTGGCGGGGCTAAGTGAGATTTGGTAGTTAATCGAAACGGTAGTGGCGTGAACTGGTAAGACAAGCAGGAAAAACATTAGAAACATCAGTCCTTTAGCCTTGAGTCCGCTTTTAAAATGCTGTAGCTTTTCGATTTCTTCTAAACGTTCACACTTACCGGAAAACTTCTTATCTTCCGGTGTATTTAAAATGTCTTGTTCTTCTTTTGTAAAAGGCGATCCCGACGGCGAAGCCGGAGGGATAATTGGTTTCTCTCTAACACTCTCTTCCTTAAGCTTCGCTTCGCTTCTCTTATCTTCATTTCTCTTCTCTTCACTTCTCTTCACTTCAGTATCCAATTGGATTCCAGTTGGATTCCAGTTGGATTCCAATATCTTAAACATCTTGTCCCAATTGTCTTTTATATCTTTTCCCTTTTTAAAGAAGAAAAGAGTTTGAGGATTCCGGTCTTTTTGCAGAATTTGAAACTCATGAAATTTATTTATCTTCCAATATTTTTGTCCATCATATTCAAAGGGCGTTATTAAACCCTCCTTACAAATGGATTCCAATTGGATTCCAACTGTTTCCACTGTTATATCTCTAAGTGGTATAACCAAGCCTTTTATTTGTCTTGATGAGTAGGGTAATAGTCCGGCATCGTCTGCATGAGGAACCATCCAAGTAAACAATAAAGAAGCTCCGTCATCAAGATTGTTGGCTTGTTCAGAGATGGATATCTTTTTATCAATCATCCTTTTCTGTGCCATATTTTTACAAAACTTCTAAATCTCAGCCCTCATGGGCTGATCTACTCGTCCCTTAATAAGAGCTAAGATTTGCTCTGAATAACCTCTCTTTTATTCAGAGCGACTTTTAATTGTCAAATAGTCTGTGCGTTTCTAATCACTTCTGCGGCACTTAATTTCCATCCCTTACCTGAACAAACATGCCACTTCCCTTCTTCACTAACCATAAACTCATCACCCTCCGGCCCATCAAGAAAGCCCTTAGCCCTATGATCGTAAAAAGTACCACCATTTGAGGCGGTTCTCGGTTTCATGGGTTTGTTGTGGACTTTGCAAAACTCATCCTTTTGGGTGGGCCAGTCATCAGTTGGATCAGGAGTTTTGTCAGCTCCGGCTTTCTTCATTTCATCTGCTGAAGCAACACCATCGAGTATTCCTATACCCATTAGTGCTAAACATCTGCCTATTGATGAGGTAGATGCGTTTTCAAGGGCTGATGTTTTATTAACCATGCCTTGCGATTCATCCGCTTGGGAATAGTCGGTAAAGAATCTGTCTGGGTTTTTAACATCTGGCACAACTGTTGCCTTGATAACAACCTTTCCATTCTCATACTTGATTATTTCGGTTGTTATCCTTCCATTCGGACACGTTGCATTAAAGGCTAGGATTCTATCCTTGACCATAACGTATTCATGTCCTTTAATATTTATTGTTGGTAATTTATTCATATATTATTTTGAATTTGTAATTGTATCGTTTAAGGTCGGTACCCCCTTGTTTTCCCAGTCTATTTCCTGTCTTTCACAATCAGTCCTTTTAAATAGACCTGTAACGATTTTTAACAGGCTACTCTCTTTCCATGAGAGTCCCCTTTTCCCATAAAGGTCGCCAAATCCCCGATCATCACTCTCACATAACCAAAATAGATAACCTGTTTCATGCCGTCTAGGAATAGTTGCTTCCCTGTAGCACATGACACACTCCTTGACAATCTTGTTCCTTTTTGGTATATTTTTATTCATAGATTTTTTAGTAACTAGTAACAATAAGCCTCGGTTTAACGATCGAGGTTTATTTTTTTACCGAAAATTCCTTCTGGATTTTTAAATTACTGACTACTTCAGGGTAATTGGCCGCTACTATAAACGCATTAAAATGTTTATATATCCAGAAAGCACCAAATATAACTACCGCAAACAGGAAACCGAAAACATAAGGTTTAACTTTCATTAGTCTGTTTTTCATGATTTCTCACCCCGCTTTCCATACATTACAATCAACTGTCTAATCCGTTCATAAGAGTAGCTCCGGTTTAAACAAGTAGAGTAAATATCCGCTAGTTTGCGAAGGGTAAAGAATTTATTAAAATGCGCAGCCGTTTTACCGACAGTAACGTTTTCTATCATTAGCTTGGCAAACTCCAACGCTTTTTGACTTTCCGGATCGATTGTGCTATGATTGTTTATCATAAGGCTCTAATCATAGCTCCGTTACTATCTTAAAGATGATATAATTAAGATAATAAACGAAGCTAAACTTTCAATAATTTAAAGTTTAACATAGTCTTTTTTATTTGTCAAGTGGTAATTGATTAGTAATCATATTTAGCCTTATGATAATAATTAATGTTAAAGTTAAACGAAAATCAGTTTGCAAATTATTTATACTTAAACCGCCAAGTAAAAGACTCAACTGTTAAATCGCTCTCCTACTTCTTCACTTTAAAAGAAGAGAAAAGCCGGATAAGTTTAATTATTGACAATTCAACTAAAAATGTATAAAATGCTTTTCAGACCTCTCCATGAATGGCTGTAACTTTTATTCTTAAAATAATCTTCATAAACAAATCTTATATCCTATCGGTACTTGGTACTTAACTGGGGGGAAAGAGCGGCTAGCCTTCCCCCAGTTATGAATCATTTTCCGGTGCGGGATATAAACAAGCTCCAGTACAAAATAATGGTGTTTGTTAAGGGATGGTGCAATACAGAGAAAACACCAGTACCCCAGAAGGAGATTATCAAGGATATGGTTTGTCATGGTGTTAAGAGCTTTACCGCCTTAAATGCCATAAACGCCCTTCTGACCAAAGGATATATAAGGCGGGGATACAGCGAGAAGGCAAACAGGACTCTTTACGTTATGATTCGGAATATCTAATTGCCTTGAAATAGTTTCTTCTGTTAATGTATCCTTACCAAACTCTTATAAGTTTAAGAACGGTAATATGATAGGCAGACCTACAAAATACAATCCTGATTTTATCAATAGACTTGATGAATATTTAGCAACTACTGGTAAAGAACAAATGTCACTTCCGACTATTGAAGGCTTTGCCATTTTTCTTGATGTATCAAGAGATTCTTTATATGAATGGGCTAAATTATATCCTAACTTTTCCGACACTTTGAGAAGAATAGAAATATTACAAAAACAACAACTCATAAATGACGGAATATATGGTGGTAAAGAAGTTAACGCTTCAATAGTAAAACTCATTCTCCAAAATAATCATGGAATGAAAGAAAGAACTGATACCACTAGCGGTGATAAACCACTTCCAATTTTAGATTTAAATGTTCATACAAACAACGGCAACGAGGAAACTCAAACTGCTAAATAAACGGATAAGGGCGGTCGCCGGTGGGACTGCCGCATCCAAAACCATCTCCATTATCCTTATTCTTATTGCCTATGCTCAAACCCATGATAAAGAAACTATCTCTATTGTTTCTGAAACCTTCCCTCACTTAAAGCGTGGTGCTATGCGTGATTTCTTAAACATAATGGAAGAACACCACTACTTCCAACCCGGAAGGTGGAATAAAACGGATTGTATCTATACTTTTGAAACAGGATCTATTATTGAGTTCTTTAGTGCTGACCAACCCGGCAAGGTAAGAGGCCCAAGACGACAAGTAATTTTCATTAATGAATGTAATAACGTCAATTATGAAACATTCACCCAACTTGAGGTGCGAACCGAGAAAGTTATTTGGTTGGATTGGAATCCGATAAATGAGTTCTGGTGGTATACCGAGGTAATGCCAATTAACAAGAACTATGATTTCATCACCTTGACTTACAAGGATAACGAAGCATTAGATAAGTTGATTGTAGAGGCAATTGAATCACGCAAAGGAAACAGGAATTGGTGGCGTGTCTATGGATTAGGAC